ATAACCGGCCTTGTAAGACGCGGTTGAAGCCGTGCCGCTTTCGGCATAGGTGGTCCAGGTGGTGGAATTGGTCGAACCTTGGAATTGGAAATTCAGGGTCAGCGACGTACAAGCGCAAGTGATGCCGGTGCTTAATTGCAAGGCAACCTTGGGAATGTACAGGCCATCGCCGATGCCCAAATCTTCAAACACGCCCATGTCGATGACGGATGATGCCGTGGTTGCAGTCGTGACCAGCGAAACATATTCGCCACCCGTAAATGCAAACGCGGAACCGGAGTGATAGAAAAGTGTATTAACGTCGAACAACATTGTTCCGGCTCCTCAGACTAGGGTGGCTTCGGTGTTTACGAGCGTGTCGCAAACACGAATGGGGATGCCACGGAACTCGACAACCGGCTCACCGGCATACTCCGTGGGTTTCAACAACACGTTCTTGTCGCGGATAGCCTGAATGTCCAGGTACTCGCGGACGGTACGGTTGACATAGAATGCCGGGCTGATACCGGGCGCCGGTTCATCCGGAGCATCCGTTTCCGTAATGCCAGATGCGCGCTTGGTCAGCGTCGGTAAACGCACAACCGCCTTGCTCATGTAATAGAACAGGTCAGGCGGCGTTGAACCTTGCAGACCGACCGTTGTGGTGTCAATATTGGCAATGCGGCAAATATAACGCCAATCCTTGGTGACCAAACCCGCATTCCATTGGAAATACGAGGTATAGGCCGGGAAGGGATTGTTGGCGGCGTCATAACCCGGAACCACATCCCCACGATCTTCAAACACCAGACCAGCCTTCGACCCTTGCGGGAAAATGCCAAAGCAAGTGTTGTCACCCCAGCCAACAAGCCAGATTGAAGCGTTTGACGACCCGGTGCCACCGGCGTCAATCACGTTCTGAGCATTGGCGGCAGTGGTGGCCGTCTTGGTATTAAAGCGCGGCGAGAAACCCGTGAACTGGGTCGGAGCCGTGGACACGTTGCCATAGAACAGCGTGGTTGCCATTTGCTGGCTCAAACCTTCCAAATGGGCGTTATCTTCCGACATGCGAACTTGTGCGACCTTGCCGCCCAATTCCGCCACCATCTTGTCAACTTGGCTATAAGCAGCCAATTGGCCAATGGCATCGGTCACTTGCGCCGTGCGCGACTTGGTGTAAGGAACGCCACCATAAGCCGCGCGCCAGGTGCCTTGCGGCAGACCGGTGCGGATCGTGCTTTTGTGACCAGTCGGCAGGTTGGATTCAACCCACAGCATGTCCTTAAACACTTCGTTGCACTGAGACAACAATTCAGCAATTTCCGCCACCGACCCATCCGGGTCCATGCGACGGGTCACGTCCAGAAGGGAAAGGTAAGCCATCAATTTGCTCCACTAGAGGCGGAATAACGTCTATCCGCGCGAGATTTAAGAACTGGTGCTTTCGGAGTGTTGGCAGCGACGGGACGTGCAGTCTCGACGGTTTTGCCAGCGACCCAATTGACAAAACGGATGACTTCGGGATGATCCCCGGCCCCCGTTACGCGAAGCGCATTGCGTAATGCCGCTTCCTTTTCCGGCCCAACGATGGAGCCGTAGCGTTCAATAACCGCCCCCGCCTTGCGGATCGTCGTTTCTTGACGATTGCCACCAATGTCAGGGTCTTTGCGGAATTCATCTTTCCAGCTATCGCGCACTTTGTTCCATGTCTCTAATTGGACATTTTGAACCCGCTCCGCGCTTGCCTTTTGCTCGCTAATGAAGAAATCGACCAACTGTTGACCAAGGGCTTGCGCCGCATCATGCGGCACATTGGCCTTTACTTCGAACTCACCAAGCAACTTATTAAAATCACCAACTAACTTTTCATCCAGCTTGATGCCTTCCGGCACCGCGAATGTTTCATAAGACGGCAGAACCACGGCATCGGTCGATTCGGGCGCCTTTGCCTCATCAGACTTTGCCTCAATTTCTTTGGCTTCCGGCTCTTTGGTCCGAGCCTCGCTTAACAGCGTTTCGCCGGTATCAGCGACCTTTGGGGTTTCAGCAGCCGCGATATCCGGCGTTTGTGCAACGTCTGGCGTTGTTGTGGGTGTCGCGTTATCGGGTGCTGAAAAAGTCGCCGGTGTCGCGCTCGCATCCGGCACAGACACCGGCGCAGTTACCGCGCCCGCCCCTTGGCTTGCAGGTGCGGGGATGGTTGCCGCAATGTCTTGAATTGGATCAGGCACGCTGGTCATTCTCCGAAATCATTAAGGCGGCATTGGCAGGATCGACAGCGCACAAGAAACGCAACAGGTTTAGACCAACTTCACGTTGACCCTCGTAAAACCCGTTTTCGTGTTCCCCCGTCATACTTATGCGCTTTTCCCAAATGCCCGTATCTGAAAGGATTTGCCACAGCCATTCACGGCCATAAAGCGACCCCAAAATAGTCGCAGCGACCTCCCGCCGTTTAACTTCCCTTACTTGCGACTCTTGCTCCGCCAGCTTTATTGCTTTTGGATCAGAGGCATCAAAGGCCGGTTTTTTGGTACGTGGACGACGCGGCAAGTTCATAGCCTTAACCACTAACCCGACGCATAAGCGCAAATGTTCAAATGGGTCACAGATGGGTGCTAAATGATGTAATGATGGGTGCTGATATGGGTAAAAAGCAGTCTTGAAAATTGCTGCGTCGGGTTATCATTAATTCATAAATCAACCATCATGAGGCCAAGGCATGATGTCCACTAGCGCAGAGACAAACGCCCCCGTTGCGTACCCATTGGTGCGCGTCAATTTATATATGGCTGAACACGTCATTAGGCTGATCGACAATGAAGCAATCCGCCGTGGTGTCAGCCGGTCAGAAATGATCCGGCGCGGGCTTGATCCGATGTTGGAAAAATTACGGGGTGCCAGGTGACAGACATTCAATTTGCAACACTTGTTGCTCTTATCGTGGCCATTGGTCCATTGTGGCTTTTGGGTATAATCCAATGGTCAATGTCTATTTATGACGAATATCATCGCCGCAGGGGATATTGGAAATAATACCAATTGTGACACGCGCAATCAGCGATGATAATTTAATTTGACCGCTTGAGCATAAAGCAGATTAAACGCGCGATCAGACAATTCAATGCGCACCGGCTGACCATTTGATCCAACGCCGGTAATCAAATATTGCTGGCCGTCATAACTTAAATTGGCTGTTTGAGCGGGCTTATAATCATCCATGGGGCGCTTCCAACCATGAATCGGGGAAACCTTCTCTGATTTCCATTGGCACAGGCCCGCTTGACGGTATCCGCCGCACATAACCGCTTGACGTGCATTTGTATGCCTCAAAGGCACAAGACGCCAACATTTGTTCGCGGCCCGTTGAATTTAGCTTTTTGCCGTTAATCCGGATAGATCGCACATAGTCAATTAATTCATTGGGCGTCTTAACCTGAATCACTTTAGCGCCTTTCTCATATCCGCAATGACCTCCGGATGGTCATTGATAAACTGCAATAGAAACGGGGATATTGCCCGAATAACCCGTTCCTCCTCTTTCATTGGCAATCCAACCATAGACGTGCGGAATATCGTGTGAAGTAATTCATGCAAGAATGTTTCAGCTCGCACTTGCTGTTCTAAATCTTGGTCAATCCTGATTGTGGATTTGTGATCCAGAAACACGCCTTGGGTGTCATCGTAAAAATCATATAGCTCTACTTTGATTTTTCGATACCCAACGCGGATTTCTGTTGGAAGTTTCATGCCGCCCACCGTACCCAATCAGATTGATTAACCGTCACTTGATCTTCGAGATAGACCGGCACTTGGAATGTCACCCCGCGCTTAGGATGGGTCCACCAAAGAGCTTGAATAGGCGACTGATACCGCGCGCGCAGGAATAGCCGCGCATATTCGTCATAACCTTTCAACGTTCCGTTTACGATCACGCCGGGCAGCGGCAAGTATTGATGCCAATGCCCCATAATGACGGTATCGAAATCCCGGCCAATTTGAGATTCGGAACCGTGCAGCTTCACGGTCCCGCGCAGGATCGGCCCTAATGCGCCAATGATTCCATCGCCGCCCTTAACCCCCAGCGCATCACCATGGGTTAAAAGATACCGATGCCCCGCCACGCAATAATGGGCATCCGTTTCCCCAGGAATATAAAACCGTACCCGGTCATCGCCCGCAAACCGCTGTTCAAGCCACGTATAAAGCAGCCATTCATAAGACGTGTGAACCCGTTGCTTTGACCTTGGCTTTTTGCCCATACGCCCATGATTGCCCACGACGCAAGGCACAAACACTTTGCCAAACCGCTCTGCCATGGTTTCAATGGCGCGAATCAATTGACCCATTAGCCAAACTAAAGTTGGCGCCGTCCGCATTTCATTGGTCTGGGTCAATTCATCGTGCAGGTCATCCCCGGAAATCATATCCCCGCCCAAATTGACTACAATACCGGGATATTCAGGGGATGATAAGTGATGGATGCACAAATCA